TTCTTTTTCGTCTAAATCTGCTACAGTGTTTGGATTGTCTTTTTCATATCCTACAAATTCTAATACATAATCAGGATTTATTTTTTTAACGATTTTATTTATGTAAGATTCAAGAAATGTTAATAAATCACCTAACAACAAAGATTTACTAGCCGACATTCTGTCTGCTCCAGAGTTTTCAAACATTGTTTGTGATTTTTGGCTTTGAATTCCTAGTTCATCCATTGAACAACCAAACATAGCAACTACAGCACTAGTTAAATAGTCATTCCATTGTTGGAATTCCATTTCTCTGTTGTTTCCGTTTAGTTGTTTCCATTCAATACTTGCTTCTTTATCTCCTGCTGGAATTATTGGGATTCTCCACTGATTAAGTGGCCCACCACTCATAATTTCAGCAATATAATCTTCCATTTCTTCAATTCGTTCAGAAGTTGCATCTCCGCTAATTAAAAGCATACCTTTAGGAAGTTTGTTTTCTGTAAAGTTTCCGGCATTATATACAAAAGTATTAATAAATGATGTTATTAAGTCTACTGCTTGTTCTACATATGAATACCCATATTGAGAATGGTAAATATCTGTTCTTGGATTTTCAAAATCAAAAAGCATTGTATCAGTTGTATATCCGGCCGCAGGAATTCCATCTACAACTTGAATATATTTCCAATCTGTTTTTACATTTTTATTTGGGATTACTTTTTCAACTGTTGCAGCATCTACAGCATAAAAAGCACATAACTTTTTATCTTTTGTGTACTGTAATTCTGTTGCAACTTGATCAATAGTTAAATTATCACGCACAATTTTTATACAATATTTAACAAAATCATCTCTATCTGCATCTTCAAAGTTCCCACAGTTAATAATAAAATCTCTAATTTCATCTCTCGTTTTATCGGCTTTTTGTGTCTTTGTTAAATCTTCACCCTTTTTATAAATCAAAAAGCCCCTAGAATTTCTATCTGTTACAGGTTTTAAGAATGGTTTGATTTTCTTTTGGATGTGATTAATACAAGTATTAATAATCCATGCTTTTTGAGCTACTTTCCTTAAAGTTGCACATGGGATTCCCCCGAATTGTACACGTGATATAGTTCTAATTCCATGGAAAGCATTTTCAGACACAAAATAAGGATCATAAAAAATAGAATCTGCATTATCAAGCGTTCCTTGCCCCAGGAAAAAATCTTTATTGAAAATACCGTTTCCATTTTCTTTTTGGTTATATGCAACCCTTTTTCTTAATTCTTTTTTTATATCAATTTCTTTAAAACCGCCCATTTTTATTACTCCTAAACAAAAAAAAAAGACAGCCACTTATCCCATGAAAGATAAATGACTGTCTTTTTGACACATCGTTCATATTAATTTTATTACATGTTTATAATTGTTTCAAGTGTTAGTTTTTCAATTTGTATTCATCATAAAAACTATCTATCACTTTTCTTATTGCATCCTTATACTTTTTTGACAATTTCAAGTACTTAATAAAGCTTTTAATTGTTTCCATATTTACCTTCCTTTAAGTTAGTTTCTACTCGTAATCGGGTAAAACACTTTCATCAATTTCTGTATTTAATTTTTTTGCTAAATAAACAAGTCCTTTACTAGTTGTAAGTGTTACAGGTTTGTTTCCGATTTTTTCGTTAATAAACTTTACAACTACCTTAAAATTTCCATTGTTAATTTGTTCTTGTTTTGGTGAGTTATCAAGATTAAGAATCTGCATAGCTCTTAATTTTTCAAACAATTTAATATTTCCGTAAGGCAATTTTAGAGCTTTTGCTGTTTGGTTCATTGTGTAACAACCTTTACCATCTGCAATACGATTTACTACACTTTCTGCAAGTTCTGCTCTTGCTCTAATTATTTGTAGTTCTTCTTCGTATGCTTCTTGTGCTAAATCTAGTGCCTTTTTTAATTTTAATGCTGGTGTTAGGTCGGTAGAAACAGACCTTAACCCGTCGGTAAAAGCTTGACTTGCTTGAGAATTAAACATTGTCGTTTTATTATTTTGCATAAAATAAATTAAAACAGTTACTTCTGCTTTATCCCAATAAGTTGGTTTACCATTTTCAATTTTTTTATTAGGCAAACATTTTTTTGCATTTTCTAAAATAACTTTTGGACTTGTTTTTAGAAAATTTGCAAGTTCTTTTGTAGACATTGTAGTTAAGTTTTCAGTCTTAACATCCGATAAAATAAGTGAGTTATTCATTAGTAGCTCCTTTTGAAGAAGTGTAAGCTGTGGTAGGTTTTGACACTTCTTCATTGTTTTTATTTTTTTCATTTTTGAACCTCAAATTCATTTATTGCGTTTAAAACATCTTCGTTTGTTTTGAAAAAACCCTTGTTAATACAATAGGCAATATTATCTTCAATTCTTGTAAGTTCGGATAATTGTTTTTGAGACCCTTTGTTTCTAATACTTGTTTCATGTTTCCCAAAAACTTTTGTATTTAATGCTTTTGCAATTTCTGGATAATTCGGTTGAGGAATTTTATACAATGCACTTGACAAAGATTTATAAAAATTCCCTGCTTCTATACGATTAAGGATAAGTTTGTCTGTCAACCATGTAACAACTTTGGCATATAACTGAGGATTAAGTTCCATTGCAACTAACACCCAAATATAAGGATTGCAAACAGATTGTTTGTTTTCCCCTCTGCCTGTCGTTCGGTAAACACTTAATTCTTTCAAAACTTTTACCATCCCTTTTTCGTGTACCATTTCCATAAATTGAGAATAATCACAATTTATGAGCTTCTGTTCTAAAAGGACATAATAAATACGTTCTGCATTTTCTTGTCCATTGATAATATGCTGAATCTCACCCTTTGATTTCCAACCATTCATTATTCTTGCTCTAGTAAAAGCCTCTTGCAAATCAGTTAAAGATAACATTGAATCTTTGGTGTTTTGTCTTATAACAACACCAAACAACTCTCTATCCTTTTCCGATTTCATTATTACATTTGTTAGCATTTTCACCCCTTTTATCATACAATTTGTAGTATCATAAAATATTTATACTACAAATTGTTGACCTTGTCAACTTTTATTTAATAAAATGTAGTATTATTCCGATACATAAAAAGGAATGTGATTAAACAAGGATAAAAAAATATGAATTTTTGGGATAGACTAAGAGGAGAATTAGAGTACAACTGTATTACCCATAAAGAATTGGCAAGTAAGATAAATATTCAAAAATCAACTTTAGAACAAAGATTTTTAAGACAAAACAGTCCTGATGCAGAATTTGTATATCAGTGTAGCAAATTATTAAACGTATCTATGGAATGGTTACTGACTGGAGAAAACCCTACAACCAATTTACCCCTAGATATTCAAAAAGTAGCACATGAATTATTAACAGTAGAAGGTAAAAAAAGAGATTCCATTATTTCGCTTATTCACAATCAAGTTGAATTTTGGAAAAATAACTAAAATCGTATAACAGGAGGTAACGAACAGATACCCCCTTTGTATCAATAATCACGACCTCGCAAATTCCGATACCGTCAACCACAATAATTGTCTATAATTATGGGGTGGATAATAGAGACCCCATCAAAGGTGTAGGAAATTCCTATACCTTTACTCTCTCATAAATACGTCTTCGTATTTATAAAACATTTTATTTGACAATTTTTTATAAAAGCGTTACTATAAGTATAGGCTGTGAATCGTCAAGGGCGTTAGCTTCCGGGCATGTACATGGAAGTCTCACAGATTTTTCTATTTTGCCTTCCCTATAACAATCAAACAGTTTTAATTCTCCGTATTTATTATAACTAGCTATAAAATAAATAGTACCTCTTGAATATCCTTTAAATTTTATCAAATTAGTTTTTCTTCTTCTTGAAGTACCTTCATAACGAATAATTGTATGTTTATTTTGTATTGTTCGTCTGAATAATAAAATATCTTCCGATGATATATTATGTTTTCTTAGATTTAACGAATGTCTTAATTCAGAACTTCCCATTGTTAAACTGTCTATATTTATCCCTAATTTTAGTTTAAGTTTGTTTGAAAAATGACTAGGTATATCACACAATTTAATATTTTCATCATAATTTGGATTAGTTATTGTATCGTGTATAAAAGTTCTTAATTCTTGTTTTGTTGCATTGTGTTCATGCCATCTAACAGATATTTCCCTATCATCCGCATAGTAATATCTCCATTTTCCATTTATGAGTTTTTTATATTTGTATTTCACTCCAAAAGATTTTAAAAGCTCTACATAAGCAGATTTCTTGATAACCAATTTTACCATTTTTTTTCTAAGCTCCTTTTTTTTCTCCCATTTTATCTATACCCAAACATTTTATTAATTTGTCTTAAACTTTTCCCCTTTTGAATTACACTATCTTTTTCTCCATTCTGATCATTTGTTTGTTTTATTGATTTTTGAGCCAGTTTTTCTTTAATTTTTTTCTCTGCTCGTTGTTCATAAAAGCCATTAGTTCTTGAATCTCCACAAGCTAAATTTGCAAGTGCAAAACTCCAAAATGTATCTGCATGTCCGTTCTCATCTCTATCTGCATCATACCTAAAATTATTTCCACTAGTTGCAATTCTTCTGATACTGTGTATTTGATGATGCAAGTTTTTATCATTAGGCAAAATAAACTCTCTGTGTTGCAAACCTAATTTTATTCCTTGTGCCATTTCTTCTTTTGCCTGTGCAGTAAAATATATTCCCTCAACTTTTGCTTTTCCAATATCTTTTTCAAGTCTTTCCAGAATAGGCAACCCCATTCCCGTACAGTCAATACACATTCTTCTAATAGGCAATGCCTGATTTAATCTTTTTATTGCTGCAATTTGATATTCAAAATCTTTACCCCTTAATTCTTCATACCCAAAAACTTTCTTTTTGCCATTTGGTAAAAGCCCCAAAACAAAAATACTTGCAGCATCTCTTTTTTTTGCAATATCATACCCTAAATACAATACTCCATGTTTTTCCGGATTGTATTCTGTAGTACACATATCATCTACAGTCTTGCAAATTTGTAATTCTTTACCAAAGAAACTGTCTGCCTCACCAAATTCTAAATCTTTTTCTAAATCTTCATTGGAATAATCTTCATTCATTCCAGGAGTACAGGAATAAATTTCTTCTAAAGTGATATAACTTTCGGCACTATCAATGAACAGACATTCACACTCTTGCTGAAAATCTTCTAAAACATCGTTTCTAAATATTTCTTTAAGTGTTTCTGTTGCAAATTTCTCGACTCTTTCTTCTGTGTTCATATTAGGTGCTTCACGTACAGCTGTTCCTACATCAATACACAGAGCAGTAGAAAACCACCAAGGAACATTAAACCTTTGATAAGCAGGATATTTTTTCTTGTCTGTGCAGATTTCATAAAAGCGACCAATACATCCTAAAGGTGTTGAACCTACTTCAATTGTTCCACCACGAGAAATAACATACAAAGCAGCAGTGTATACTAATTTAGACATATTAGGAAGAAATATACCGTATTCATCAAGAGAAATATCTCCACCTTTTCCACGAGGTGGTCTACAAGGCATTGAAATTAAACGAGATGTAGTTTTCCCATTTGCGTCCAATAATTCAATTTCTGATTTATTTTCTGTGATAATTTTTTTCTTTGCAAAATTCGGAATAGAATCATAAAACTCGCGTATGTACCTAATTTTTTCTTGTGCGTCGGATTCGTTGTAAGATACAAATTGTTTAACATACTTTTGTCTACCAGGATCTAAGGCTTTTGACAAACCTTTTAAACCTGTTGCAAAAGAAAACCCAGTACGTCTTGATTTAAGAATTGAAATAAATTGTTTAGTTGATAAAATAAAATCTTCTTGCCAAGGGTCTAGTACAAGTTGCTTATCATCAAATTTACAATAAGCATAAAGATAATCTAATCTTTCATCTGGTGTTAATTTTTCCACAAAGAACCCCTATTTTATAAAAAATGATAAAATAAAATATAAAAACTCTACTTTTTTGATAAAAAAACTTCAAAAAAGTGATAAATTTTGAATATTTTCTTATTAATTTTAATCATAATCAGGCTGATTCTCGTTAGTTTCGATGTATTCGCCAGCAGCTTCTCTAATTTCTTGATTTCTAAGTTTAATTGTTGTTTTAACTGATGCGAAGTTTTCTTTGATTACGTCCAGAGTAGTTTCAACGTCATATTCATTGCTATTTGCATTGCCATTAAGTTGTTCGTTTAATTTAATCAAATCGTTTGTTTCTTTTTCTCTGTTTGGTAATTTATATGTCGTAATACCGACATTGTTAATCTCGATGTTATCAATTATCGCCGCTTTTTCTCTGTCAAGTTCTTCTAAAGGGATAACAGATGTAATCTGTCTAGTTACTCCTGTTTCAGGGTTTTCTATTTCTGTATTTGTGTAAAAATCCTTAATATTATATGTGGCCCTCGAAATTTTTTGCGTGATTAATTTATCAACAGCATCTTTTACAGACACTTTAATTTGTTCATCTGTAAATTTCTTAATTAAATTAACCACAGCAGGACATTCCCGAATAAGTTTGTGTTTAGCAACATACGAAGTTTTTGTAGAATACCCAGCTTTTTGAGCTGCAACTGTAGGATTTTTATATCCATTTTGTCCTGGAGTT